AAGGGCCTCGACTTCCTGGCCGAGGCGAAGCGCATGGACCCGCGCACGTTCAACGCCCTTTACATGGGCCGGCCGACGGCCGAGGACGGCGCCTATTTCCGCAGCGAGTACATCGTCGAGTACGGCCCCGAAGACCTGCCTGCCGACCTGAAGTTCTACGGCGCCTCAGACCACGCGGTCAGCGCCAAGCAGGAGAACGACCCGACTGTGCTCGGCTGCGTCGGTGTCGACGAGAACGACGACATCTGGATCCTGCCCGACCTCGTTTGGGACCGGATGCAGACGGACCGCACCGTCGAGGAACTGCTGGTCCAGTTCAAGCTGCACAAGCCGCAGCTTTGGTGGATGGAATCGGAGCTCATCTCCAAGTCGTTCGGCCCGTTCCTGCACAAGCGCATGATCGAGGAGCGGGTCTACGTCACGATCGACCAGGTCGTTCCGAGCAAGGACAAGCCGACCCGTGCGCGCGCCATCCAGGGCCGCATGAGCATGCGAAAGGTGCATTTCCCGCGCTTCGCGCCGTGGTTCCAGGACGCGCGGCGGGAACTGCTGCAGTTCCCTTACGGCGCGCATGACGACTTCGTCGACTGGCTCGCGCACATCGGTCAGGGCCTGCTGATGGCCCGCGGCGCGGTGCGCGCGCCGGCGAACGAGAACGAGGCCCCCGTGGGGTCGATCCAGTGGATTCTCCGGTCGGCGAAGAAGCGCGCCGCGGCGGAGCAGCGCGTGGCCGCGAACAGGGGTTGGTGATGGAGTACGAGCAGAGCGAATCGCCCGAAACGGAGAAGCCGGATCCGTCGCAGTCCCGGACGGCCCTGGTCGCCGAGTGGTGCGACAAGATCAAGCGGGCGCGCGAGCACTGGAAGACGGTGTTCGACGCCATGCGCAAGAGTCAGGATTTCGCGATGTACGGCGCCGACAAGGAGTGGCGCGACGGCAAGAACTACACCGTGCCGATCCTGCCGCGCTACATGAACCAGGCCGTCAGCCAGCTTTACGCGAAGAACCCGAAGGCGATCTTCAAGCGCCGGCAGCGCCTCCAGTACCAGCTTTGGGACGGGCGGTCGGACAGTCTGCAGGCGGCGATGGAGATGGCGCAGATGGGCGAGCCGCAATCGATGGCGCTCATCCAGGAAGTGCTCGCCGTGCGCCAGCAGAACCTCATGCTCGACCGCATGGGCGACACGCTGCGCCTGCTCTACGAATACTACCTCGACGAGCAGGGGCGGAACTACAAGCAGCAGCTTAAGGCGGCCGTCCGCCGGGCGAAGACCTGCAAGGTCGCCTGGATCAAGCTCGGCTACCAGCGGCTGATGGAGCCGCGGCCGGAAGTGTCCGCGCAGATCGAGGACGTCACGAGCAAGCTGGCCAGTATCGAGGCGGCGCTGCACGAGGTCGCCGAAGGCGAGATGGACGAGCAGAGCGCCGAGATGGAGCGGCTGCGGCTGAACCTTGCGGACCTCGAACGCGACCAGTTCCTGATCGCGAGGGAGGGCCTGGTGCTCGACTTCCCCAAGGCCGACCAGATCCTCGTCGACCCGGAATGTACGCACCTGAAGTCGCTGACCGGCGCGAAATGGATCGCGCACGAGTTCGAGATGACGCCGGAAGCGATCTTCAAGGTGTGGAAGGTCGACGTCTGCGAGGACTTCACGCCGTACGATCGCGGCGGCAAGCCCTACGATGCGGCGAAGGACAAGGCCAAGGCCTGCGCGCGCGTCTACGAGGTCCAGGACAAGGAGAACCAGCAGGTCTTCGTCGTCGTCGAGGGGCACAAGGATTTCATCAAGGAGCCGGCGACGCCGGACGTCTATCTGGAGCGCTTCTGGACGCTGTTCCCGCTCGTCTTCAACGAGGTCGAGCATCACGAGGCCATCTACCCGCTCTCCGACGTCGAGCAGGCGATGGACATCCAGAACGAGTACAACCGCTCGCGACAGGCGTTGCGCGAGCACCGGATCGCCGCGCGCCCGTATTGGGTCGAAGGCGTCGGCATGGAGGATCCCGAAAAGGCAAAGCTCGCCAACCACGAGGCGCACGCCGTCGTGACGGTTCCGACGCTCGGCACCGGGCGGAAGATCGAGGACATCCTGCAGCGCGGCCCGACGGCGCCGATCGACCCCAACCTCTACGAGCTCGAAAGTCACTTCGTCGACCTGATGCGGGTCATCGGCTACCAGGAGGCGCAGTTGGGCGGTGTGTCCGGCGCGACGGCGACGGAGAGCTCGATCGCGCAGCAGAGCCAGTCGGCCGCGCATAGCGACAACGTCGACGATCTCGACGAAGTGCTCGCCGACCTGGCTCGCTCCGCCGGGCAGGTGCTCCTGCTGAACGTCGAGAAGTCGACCGTCACGGAGATCGTCGGCGAAGGCGCGGTGTGGCCGGAATCGCCCCAGGCGCGCGAGGAGGCGGCGAAGGAAATCTACCTCGAGGTCGAAGCGGGAAGTTCCGGCCGGCCGAACAAGGCGGCCGATCTCGCGAACATGGAGCGCGGGATGCCGTACATCATCCAGCTTCCCGGCATCAATCCGGCGCCGATCGGCAAGAAGTACCTCGCCCTGCTGGACATCGACGTCGAGGAGGCTTTCGCCGACGGCATGCCGTCGATCACCGCCATGAACGCCATCATGGCCAAGATGGCGCAGAGCGCCGGCGCGCAGCCGACGGGCGATCCGCGTTCCGACCCGAATGGCCAGGGCGACAAGGGGTCGCAGAACGCGCCGAACCCGCAATCCAACGAGCCGGGGCCGCAGCCCGCGTACACGGCGCCGAATGCGGCTTGACTTTATTCCTATCGTGTAGCATTTTGTAGCCCTCTGTAGCAGGAGAGACGTATGACCGACTCGTCATCGGACGCGGTTGAAACCGCGGTCGACAATGCCACGGACGTAGCTTCGGAATCGTCCCCCGAGACCAAGGATCAAGGCGTAGTCTCGCTCGATGCGATGGTGAACACCGCGCTCGGCGAGCAGGAGGCGGCGCCGGCCTCTGAAGAACCGGATTCGAAAGAATCTGCTTCGGACACGTCCGAGGGTGACGAAATCTCCGACGAGGAGAAGCGGCATTTCTCGGAACGCGCGCAACGCCGCTTTCGCGAGTTGGTGGAGCAGCGCAGGTCGGTCGAGGGCGAGCGCGACCAGGTCCGCCAGGAACTGGAGACGATCAAGCCCAAAGCGGACCGGATGGATCAGTTGCTCGGGTACATGGAGGCCAACAAGGTCGCCCCCGATCACCTGGACAACGCCCTCGGGCTCGTCGCCATGATCAATGGCGGCAAGTACGACCAGGCGCTTCCGGTCCTCGAGAGCCTGGTCGAACAGGTTCGCAAGGCCGCCGGCCACGTTCTCCCCCCGGACCTGCAGCAGCAGGTCAGTCTCGGCTACATCACCGAGGCCCACGCGAAGGAACTGCACCGGGCGAAGCTGACGGTCCAGCGGACCGAACAGCAGACGGCGCAGGAGCGGGAGAGGGCCGCGCACGAGCGCCAGCAGCGCGAAGTGCAGGGCACCGTCCATCTCGCGACGACGACCGCGGACACGTGGAGCAAGGAGCAGGCCACTTCGGATCCAGACTGGAACCTGAAGCGTGACCTTGTCACCGAGCGAGTGGAAAACCTCATCGGCAAGCGTGTTCGCGAGCAGGGACCGGCAGGATACCCCCGGACCGCACAGGAAGTCCGCGACCTGCTGGATGCCGCGAAGAAGGACGTCGAGCAGACCATCAAACGGTTCCGCCCGGCGCCCAGGCCGATCGATCCGCCCGTGAATGGCAACAACGCTTCGCCGCGCTCGAAGACCGCGCCGGCGTCGCTGATGGAAGCAGTGAACGCCGTTCTCGGGTGAGCGCGTAGCCCAAGAGGGTTACGACAATGCCTTTCACCGCCCAGGAACTCGAGAACGTCGGCGCCGCCGTCCTCGACTACCACATGAACACGCCGAAGGTCGTGGCGCAGACGCTCCAGGACCGCCCGCTGCTCCAGGCCATGGAGTCGGCCGCGAAGGAATTCCCCGGTGGCAAGGACGACATCACCGTCCGCGTCAAGGGCGCCTACACGACCACGGTCCAGGGCTTCGAGCACGACGACACCGTCACGTACGGCAACCCGGCGAACCTGAAGACCGCGACCTATCCGTGGAAGCTGCTCCATTGGGGCATCTCCTTCACGATGCACGAGCTCCTGAAGGCCGGCATCTCGATCTCCGACTCGACGAACGGCAAGGGCGAGACCCGCCATTCCGAGAACGAGAAGATCGTGCTCGTCGACCTCCTGAAGGACAAGGTCGACGACATGATGGAGGGCTCCGCCCGCGACCTGAACGAGATGTTCTGGCGCGACGGCACGCAGGACGCCAAGGAAGTCCCCGGCCTGCGTTCGTTCATCCTGAACGACCCGACCTCGGCGACCGTGGTGGCAGGCATCGACCAGTCGGCGAACACCTGGTGGCGCAACCGCGCGTCGCTCGGCATCACCGCGACCACGCCGTCCGACCAGAACGTCGTGACCAAGCTGCAGCAGGAGTGGCGCCAGCTTCGCCGCTACGGCGGCCGTCCGAACCTCGTGCTCTGTGGGTCCGACTTCATCGACGCGATGGAGAAGGAACTGCGCTCGAAGGGCAACTACACGATGGAGGGCTGGAACAGCAAAGGCAGGACCGACGCCGGCATCGCCGACATCTCGTTCAAGGGTACGTCGTTCACCTACGACCCGACGCTCGACGATCTGTCGCTGGCCAAGTACTGCTACGTGCTCGACACCCGGCACATCTACCCGAAGGTCGTCCAGGGCGAGAACAAGAAAAACCACAACCCGGCGCGCCCGGAGAACAAGTACGTGTTCTACCGCGCGCAGACCTGGGTCGGCGGTCTCGTCTGCGACCAGCGCAACTGCCACGGCGTCTATTCGATCGCCTGATGAACCCTCGCCGGCCCTTCGGGGCCGGCATTTTCCATTCGTTCAAGGAACACGGCCATGGCCAATTTCGACCTCATCGAACTCGTTCCGTCCTCGGCGGTCGCCACCGACGGCACGATGACCTTCACCTACCCGAGCGGCAACGCTTCCCGCTACGCCAAGTCCGGCGAGAAGCTGATCGTCTCGGGCCTCAACAACGTGCTCGACCAGGCGGCGGACACCTTCACGCTCGCCTACGGCGCTTCGTCCGTCGTCGTCACCTACAAGGACGCCACCAGCATCCCGGCCGGGACCAAGGTGACGCTGCAGGCACCGCTGGCGGAGACCGTCGGCGTGTCGATCATGCCGTTCTTCGTCAATCTGGCCGAAGTTACCGGCAACGCTGACATTCTGACCGGCTACGTGCCTGGCTTCCGCGGCAAGGTGCTGTCCGTCGACTTTGCCGTCTGCAAGGCGGTGACGACCGGTTCCAAGCGCGCCGATTTCAATCTCGAGATCGGCACGACCAACCTGACCGGCGGCGTCGTCTCCGTGACCTCGGCCGCAGCGACGCCCGCCGGCGTCGTCGTCGCCGGTACAGCCGTCACTGGCGCCAACACGTTCAGCGCGACCGACGCGCTGTCGATCGAGGCCGCGAACGTCACGGCGCACGCCGAGGGCTCCGGCTGGCTGCTCGTCAAGGTGCAGAACCTCGACACGCTCGACGCCATCAACGCGAAGTAGCGTTCGGTAGTCGTCTGTATCGACACGGGCGGCGACATCGTGTAATAGTGAAGGGGCCGGTTCGCCGGCCCTTTCGTCGTTCCAACCAGGAAAGCAGCATGCAACAGCTTTACAACTGCACCGTACGCCTCAACGGTTCGATGAAGAACGAGGTTCGCATGGCGGACGTCACGGCGTCCGAGATCAAGGTGCTGAAGCTCATCCACAACGGCCCGGAGACCGGCGTCGAGGTCGTCTACAACATCGTCCGCGCCGGCACTGTCGATCGCGACGACGACGAGGAGCGCCAGCGCCTCGAGGAGACCTACGGCCGCGCCCTGGCCAAGATCGAGCACGTCAAGACCCTGGCGCAGGTGCTCGGCCACGAGACCGTTCCGCTGCCGCAGACGATCCGCGGCGTCGACACGCTGCCCCCGCCGAAGACCGGCAAGCGCGCGGCGCCCCGGCCGCCGGCCCCCGAGCCGGACCCGGAACCGATCGGCGAAGCCGAGTTCGCGTAAAGGCACACCATGGCGCGCGGCGACACCCTCCAGCAACTGGTTTCGGACCTCCGCGAGGAGCTCCGCCGCGCTAACACCCCGAGCGCCGGCCCAACCGACACGGCCACGCTCCGCAGGACGATCAACCACGTCTACGCCCTGCTGCACGCCAGCTTCGACTGGCCGCACCTGCACACGTTTTTCGACCGGATCACGCTGAACGCCGGCCAGCGGTTCTACGACCTGCCGACCGGGCTCGACTACGAGCGCATTACCGACGTGGCGGTGTGGTGGAACGGCACGCCGGAGCCGATCGGGCGCGGCATCGGCTTCCCCGAGTATTCGTCCTACGACCCGGCGGCCGACGAGCGGTCGTCGCCGGCGCTGAAATGGGACATTCGGTTCACCGGCACCCGCGAGCAGATCGAAATCTGGCCGCTCCCCGACAGCAGCACGCAGTCGGTGCAGTTCGCCGGCTATTGGGCGGCGAACCGGCTGGTCGACGACAACGACATCTGCCGCCTCGATGGCGAGATCGTTGTGCTCTACGCCGCGGCGGAACTCCTGCCGAAGGACAGCGCCGACAAGACGGCGAAGCTGCAAGTGGCCCAGGAACTGCTGCGACTGCGCCGCGTACGCGCGTCGTCGAAGACGGAAGTCCGGCTCGGGCTCGACGGCGACGGCGGCAAATCGCGCGCGTCGCAGGCCGTCGTCCGTGTGAGGTAGGCGATGGCCTACACGGCGATCTCTGATTTCCGCTTCGGGATGGATCGAAGGCGCCCGCAGCACAGCGGCGTCCCCGGCACGCTGTGGATCCTCCGCAACGCCGTCATCACGCGCGGCGGCGACATCGAGCGCACCAAGAAGTTCGTTGCAGAGCACACGCTGCCCGCTGGGACGTTCGGCGGCTTCTCCGTGCGCAACCAGATCTACGTTTTCGGCGCCGGCACGACGCCTACCGGAATGCCGGTCGGCGTGCGCTACCAGCAGCTTGCCGCGCCGGCCACGCCGGCGATGTCCGAAGTCCTCGACGCGAAGGGGTTCGACGGCAAGGTCTACGCCATCGCGGCCTACGTCGACGGCAACATCTACCATTTCTACGACGGCGCCCGCGTCACCGATTGGGACGCGCTGGCCGACGCCGCGTGCACGCACGACACTGTCGCGGCCCGCCTGGCGGCACTGATCGACGGCCAGAGCGAGTACATCGCCAAGGCGTTCGGCCGTGTCGTCGAGATCACCGCAGCGGTTCCGGGAACCGATTTCACGCTCGCGACGTCGGTGACGGACGCGTCCCCGACAACGACGCCCACGGCGGTCGCCGCCACGGTCCAGGCCAACGTTGCGGCGGTGGCCGAGACGCGCGCCGCCGGCACGGTGACGATCACCGGCGGTACGGCGTCCGCCGGCGTCAACACGATAGCCTCGGTCACGGTGGACGGCGTGGAACTGCTGCTCGATCCAGTCGACTGGATCGGCTCGAACTCCGACACAGCGAATGCGCTGGCCGTGGCCGTCAATGACAACAGCTACGCGTCGGGCTATTCGGCGGCTGCGGTCGGCGCCGTCGTCACGCTGACGGCTGCGGTCGGCACGGGCGCGGGGCCGAACGGTGACGTCGTCGCGGTGACGAAGACCGGCGACGTGACGTTCAGCAAAACCAACATCGCCGGCGGCGTGACCGCGGTGGCCGCCGTGGCGAAGGTCGCGACCGTCACCATCGGGTCGTCCGACCGCGCCACCGCTACGGTGACGATCACCGGAGGGACGTCGAGCCCAGGCGTCAACAAGATCACTTCGTTGACGGCAAATGGCGTCACGATCGCCAGCAACGTCGACTGGACGACGTCGAACGACGGCACCGCGACCGCCTTGGCCGGCGCGATTAACACAGGCACCGGGACGCACGGATACTCGGCCGCCGCGGTCGGCGCCGTCGTGACGATCACATCGGCAGCGGATACCGGCAAGGAACTGGACGGCGCCGCGGTCGCGGTCACGGTCGGCGGCGACGTCACCGCGACGAAGACCGACCTGGCGTGGGTCAGCTACGCGACCGACACCTGGACGATCACGCTCGACGGAGACGCCTACAAGACGACAGGTCGCGGCTCCGCCACCGGCACGTCGGCGTTCGTCAACAAGCGGCGCATCCGCTCGACGGCCGGCCCGCTGGCGCACTACTCGAAGATCAACGACCCGACCGACTGGTCCGACACCGATCCGGCGAGCGGTGCCGGCTTCATCAACGTTTCGAGCGAGGTCGAGGGCGCGGAAGACCTCGTCGGCATGGCCAAGTACGAGAGTTCGGTGGCGATGTTCGGCCGCGATTCGATCGTCATCTACGACTTGCCGGCCGACGCCGAGAACTCCAGCATCGTGCAGGTGCTGGAGAACACCGGCACGCTGGCGCCGCGTTCGGTTGTGGCCTACGGCGCGAACGACGTCTTCTACCTGGACGAGACCGGTATCCGCTCGTTGCGCATGCGCGACTCGGTGCAGTCGGCTTACGCGTCCGACATCGGATCGGCGTTCGATCCGTTCGTCCAGGACGTCATCGCGGAAGTCGGCGCCGAGGCGGTCGGCCGGGCGTCGGCGGTCATCGAAGGCACCGACGGCCGGTACATGCTGGCGCTCGGGCAGTATGTGCTCCTCCTGTCGCAGTTCCCGGCGTCGCGCATCGTCGCGTGGAGCTACCTGGACTTCGGCGAGCAGATCGACAGCCTGTTCCGCGTCGACCGCACGGTCTATCTGCGCGCCGGCGACACCATCTACGCCTACGGCGGGGTCAGCGGCGACGTCTACCCGGACGACGACGAGTTCGTTGTGCTCGCCGAGACGCCGTTCATCTCGGCGAAAGATCCGGCCGCGCTGAAGATGCTGGAAGGCTTCGACATGGCCGGAGAGAACACCTGGCGGGTGCAGGCGCTGCCGCGGCCGGACGACCCGAGCTTCTACCTCGACGTCGGCTACATCGAGGGCACGACCTACCACCTGGATGCGATCAAGGTGGTTGGCGAGACGTCGCACTACGCGCTGCGCATGACGTGCTCGAAGGCCGGTCGCGCGACGCTGTCGAGCGTCGCGGTGCATCACGAGACGGAGAGGAAGGAATGATCGACTTCCGCCCCGCCACCTGGTCCGACGTAGAGAGCGTCCTGGCCCGGATTTCCGACGCGAATCGGATCGAGTACGAGCGGATCGGGTTCCCCGACCCCACGTTCTACCTGCGGCTGATCGGCTTCATGATGGCCGGCGAGACGCAGTGCCTGTGGTTCGACGACAAGCCTCACGCGTTCATCTCCGTCGCGCAACAGGGCGGGCTGAACACGACATGGCTCGGCGTGACCGACGAGTGCCTGCACCGCGGCGCCGGCCCGATCAAGGCCGCCCGCAAGTACCTCCGCGCCACCGCCGACCGCGTCGGCCCGATCACGTCCTTCCTGACGTCGACGCACCCGCGCATCGTCAAGTGGATGGCGCTGATGGGCTTCGAGATGATCGAGGAGCGGCCGGGCGTGAAGGTGTTCAGGTACGCTTGAATTTTTTCCTATTGTAGGCTACAAAGGGCGACAGCAAGCGTATTTCGCCGGGGGTCGTTGCGCCGGAGCACCAGTGAAGGCGGTGCAACATGTGCATGGGCGGCGACGAGCCTTACGACGCATACAAATCCGGTGACTTCGCGCAATGGAAGGGCCTGTTCGACAAGCGGGCCGCGATCCAGACCGCCCTGGCCAAGGGTGAGATCGATCAATCTGCGGCTGACGCGCAGCTTGCCTCGCTCGGCGATCTCTCCGGCTACGAGAACAAGATCAAGTCCGACGCCTCCGCCGAGATGGAGCGCCGTGAGATTTCGCGGCAGCACGACGTCGACCTCGGCAAGATCGGCATCGACAAGGCGTTCTCCGGGTTCGGCGACAGCTACTACGGCGGCTACCGGAACGACTACACCGGCTACTACAACCCGCAACTCGACCAGCAGTACGGCCGCGCCGTCGACAAGACGACCGCGAACCTGGCCGAGCGCGGCATCCTCGAATCCTCCGTCGGCGCGCAGAAGTTCGCCGACCTCGCCAAGCAGAACGCCGACGCGCGCACCAACATCGCCAACGAGGCGCTGGACGCCTCGAACAAGCTGCGCGGCCAGGTCGAGAATGCGAAGTCGAGCCTCTACAGCCTGAACGAGGCGAGCGCCGACCCGCAGGCCATCAACGCGCAGGCGATCGGGCAGGCGACCTCGCTGGTGGCCCCGCCGACCTATTCGCCGCTCGGCGAGGTCTTTGCGAGCGCGCTGAACAGCCTGTCGAACTACGCGCAGGCGCGCAACAACCGGCCGACGAAGTCGTACCAGAGCCCGTACGCCACCGGGTTCGGCTCGGGAAGGGTGGTGAACTGACATGTGCACGGGAATGGAAATCGCCGGCCTTCTCATCGGCCCCGCGCTGTCGTCCGTCGGATCGATGATCCAGGCGTCCGAACAGGAGGCCAACAACCGGCGCATGGCCGAGGCGCGCAACGAGCGCCTGCGCAACACCATGGCCAAGAACGACCGGCTCGCCGAGCAAAGCCGCGCCGAGTTCGACGCCCGCCAGCGCCAGTCGACGACGGAGAGCATCGAAGGCGACCGCGCGCAGAAGACCGCGGAGCGGTCCGACACGCTCGAGCAGGCCGTGCAGGAGGCGCCAAAGGAAGCCGCCGGCGGCAGCCTGTCCGGCTCGGCGCCGACGGTCGTCAAGTCCGAGCTCGCGAAGCGCATGGCCGCCGCGATGGGGCAGGCGACCGATTCGGCCAAGGCGCAGGCCAAGCTCGGCGGTTACGGCGACACCTGGCTCAACCAGGGCTTCCAGGACGTCACCGCCGGCCGCAACATCGGCCAGAACGCCAACTTCGCCTCCGGCAACCTCGCCATCCTGCCGCACCAGCAGGACATCGCCGAGATGCGCGCCTACAAGCCGATCAGCCCGATCGGCGGGTTGCTGCAGGGCTTCGGCAGCATGCTCGGCTCCTACGGCGGAGGCGGCATGCCGAAGAAGTCGTACAAGTCGCCGGCGTGGGTGAACTGACGTGGTCAAGATCTTTAATACCCTCCGCGGCCCTGATCCCCTCGGCGCAGCCTTCGCCAACCTCGGCAAGTCGCTGTTCGGCGACACGACGGCGAACGCGATCAACAGCGAGAAGCTGTACGCCGCGCAGCGCGAGAACGCGGAGATGGACAACCTCATGGCCCGCGCGGCGAAGTCGGGTGTCCAGAACCTCGGCGCCGACCCGATCGCGCAGGCCATCCTGCTCGGCTCCGGCTACGATCCGTCCAAGTTCGGCCAGGTCGGATTGATGGGCGCGGCGACCGGCTTCGGCGCGGCGGACCCGCGCACGCAGAACTGGCAGGTCGGCACCGGTCAGTCCTACGACAACACGGCCGGCGCCTTTGGCCAGAAGCTGGCCGAGACCGCGCGCAGCAACAACATGGAGAGCGCCGATCGCCGCTATGGCGTCGACCAGACGCAGAAGACCGAGCGCGACAAGTTTTTCTACACGCCGAAGGAAGTGCTCAATCCCGACGGCACGCCCGGTTTCGCCCGCCAGGGCGAACTGGCCGGAAGCACGTTCTCACCGATCCTGTCCGAGACCGACCAGAAGGGGACGCTGCTCGGCCAGAACTTCGACAACCTGCCGGCGCTCGATCCGATGCAGCGGCAGGTGCTCGGCGCCAATCCAGCAGCCAGCGACAACCCGCAGCAGACGTTCCAGCAGTACTACGAACTTGCGATTCAACAGGGGTACCCGCCGGAGCGCGCGCGCAATTGGGCGATGTCCCAGGCTGCGAAGCGCGGCGAGGGTATGTCCGTCACCACGCCCGACGGCACGACCATTCAGATCGGCGGTTCGGCTCCGACCAACAGCGTACTCTCCGACGAGCAGGGCAAGGAGCTCGCTTTCGGCGATTGGAAGGCGACGCGGGACCAGGCCTTGGCCATCTCGCGAGATCCGACCGCTTTCGGCTTCACCGGCGATGTTCGGTACATCGGCCAACAGGCAATGTCGATCGCAAAGAACATCGGCCTGCTGACCGGCAACGACACGCTCGAAAGCGCCGTAGCCCGGATGTACGATGAGGTCCAGAGTCCCGAAGCACGAGCGCTCCTCGATCGCGAATTGAACACCGGCGATCCGAACCTTCGGGCGCTCCGTTCGCTGCGCGTCATGCTTGCGTATCAGGCGGCGAAGGCCAACGGCTCGACAGGCCGCGACCTGTCGAACCAAGAGCTTCAGGCCAATATGGACATGGTCGGCGACCCCACGTCGTGGCTGTCTTCACAGGCCGGTTTCCTGACGTCGCTCGGTTCGGTCGACTACAACATCCGCCAGCGGCGTAACCAGCGCCGGTCGGTTATGGGCTTGCCTGTGGACGACTCCCTGCCTTCGTTCGACCAGTTTATCCGGCAGTTCGTGGCGCAGGCTTCCGGAGGTCAAGCCCCGGCGCAACCCGCGTCGCAAGGCGCCCCGCAGGGCCAGACGTCGACTGGCACAAAATGGAGGGTCGTCGAGTAATGCCGATCCTCGAAATTAACGGCCGCCGCGTCGAGGTCGACGACAGCTTCCTGTCGATGACGCCGGAGCAGCAGAATGCGACGGTGGACGAGATCGCGCGTTCGTTCGGCGGCGCGCCGGCACAACAATCCGCGGCGCCCCGGTCGCAGACTGTCGAGGACTTCCAGCGCGGCACCGGTGCGTTCTCCGCGGATCCGGCTATGCCGGCAGAACAGCGGCAATTGCCGGGGCAGCCGCCAGCGCCGTCCAGCATAATGGACCAACTCGGCCGGTCACTGCAGATCAACCTGCAAGGTGTCGGCCGTGGCGCGGCGGGGTTGGCGGGCCTGCCTTTCGACATGGCCGGTCTCGGCGTCGACCTCGGCCTGGCTGGTGTGGAAAAAGGCGTCAACCTGTTTCGCGACAACCCTGTGGAACTGCCTCGTCTCGGGCAGATGCCGATGGGCCGCCAACACCTGATTGACAGCGCATCGAACATCATGCGCGGCATCGGCATCGAGCCGATCGAACGGCAGGACATGAGCAAAACGGAGCGGTTCTACGGCGACGCGCTCGAATTCGGTACGGAAGCCGGCGCCGTGGGCGCGGCCCTGGCTAACCGCGCGGCCGCCCGTTTTCCCGGAGGACAGACCAAGGGCGTTGTGCCGGCCATCGGCGACGCGTTCCTCGCACCGTACATCGGGCAGGGCGCGCCGTCCGCGATCGTGCGCGACGTGGCGGCGGGCATGGGCTCCGGCGTGGGCGCCAATGTCGCCGAAGAAAACATGCCGGAATCGGACCTGGCCAAGGCAGTCGCCATGATTCTCGGCGGCATCGGCGGCGCGACGCTCATGGACGTGCCTGGAGCGGCGGCGCGTGTCGGCCGCACGGTCGGCGGTTTCATGCCCGCGAAAGACATTCCGTACGAGGCGGGCGGGGCCGCCCCGGTTGCGCGCCGCGTGGTGGAAAACGTGCGCAATTTCCTCGAGGACAAGCTGACCGACCCGAAGGCTGCGCGCGACCGGGTTGCGCAGCGCATCGACGAAGCCAAGCAGTTCGGCGAGCCGCTGCCGACGACCGGCATCGCCAGTGACGACATCGGCCTGATCGGCATCGAACGCGGCGCGCGCACTCGCAACGAGACGCCGTTCCAGGAGGCCGATCAAAGGCTGAAAGACGCGGCGCAGGAACGGATCACCGGCCTCAAAGACCCGCTGGCGGACCAGTCGAAGGCGAAGACTTTCGCCGAGCAGCGTCCAGACCAACTGGCCGCCGACCGCGACGCTGCGGCGCTGCCGTTGCTGCGCCAGGCTGAGCAGCGCGGGGCGCAGGTCGACGCCAAGCCTGTCGCCGATCTGATCGACGGGATGCTGGCCAAGGACAAACGCCCGGCCGTGACCTCCGCGCTGAAACAGGCGCGGCAGATGCTGAATGCCGCAGGAACCGACCAACTCGACACGTCCGTTTCCGGGCTGTACGAGACGCGTAAAGCGATCAACGACATCATTGAGGGCCGGACGGAAACGCCGACCGGGCGGTACGCCACCCGTGAGCTCGTCCAGGTTCGCGATGCGCTCGACGCGCAGATCAACGCCGTGGCCCCGGAATTCGGCCAATATCTGCAGACGTACAAGAGCGCGAGCCGACCGCTCGACGTGTTCCGCGACAGCGCTGCCGTCAAGAAACTGATGACCGAAGGCGACCCCCGTGACGTCGCCGAAAGCATTCTCAGCGGCAGCCGATGGGGCGGCAAGGGCGAGTTCCAGCAGATCAACGAGGCGTTAGCCGGCGACCCGGAAGCGACGCGTGCGTGGAAAGCGGCAGTGATGGACGTCCTCACCCGCCGCGTGACCAACACGAACACGGCGTTGACGGGCGGCGCCGACGACGGCCCCGCGTCTGTCGCGAAATTGCAGCAGATCCTCCGCACGCACGAAGACGAACTGGCGCAGGTCTTCTCGGCGCAGGAAATGAACACGATCCGGCGTTCGCACAAGATGCTCGAACCGCTCGGGAACCTGGCCCGGAAGGCGACGCCCGGCTCGCCGACAGCGAGCAACCAGCAGCTTGCGAACGCCTTCGAGGCGGCAGTGCTGGCCTACACGGGCAACGCCATCAAGACCGGCATGATCATGAAGCGGTTGAAGGTTGCGGCGAACATGGTGCCGGGCCTGAAGGAAATGACCCTCGAAGCGCAGACGCAGCGGTTTATCGACCGATTGCTGCGCGACCCGGAGCTTTTCGTGCACGTCATGGACACGCCGCCCCGGCAGATGGAAATGCCGGAATGGAACGCTAAGCTGAATCGACTTCTCGCCGGCGTGGAGTTTGTGCGCGGCAGTCCAGAAGCAACGAACGAAGATCGACAGTAATCACTTGCAACAGTTGTAGCTTTGTGCGACTGTTTGTAGCGTTTAAGAGGCGACAATGGCCCTGGGTAATTTCCTCCGCTGCCACGACGTCACCGCCAAATGGGAAGGCGGATGGTCCGACCATCCGTCCGACCCTGGCGGGAAGACGATGTACGGGATCACGCTGGCGAAGTTCCGCGAGCACTACCCGAACGGCACGGCGGCGCAGCTTCGCAACATCTCCCGGAAGACAGCGCTCGACATCTACCAGAAAGACTTCTGGCGCCCGCTGGCCTGCGAAACCCTGCACGCCGGCGTCGATCTCGCCGTCTACGACGCCGGCGTCAACTCCGGCCCGGCGCGGGCGAAGAAATGGTTCGCCGCGTCCGCCGGCGGCTCCGCGGCGCAGACGGTCAAGGCCATCTGTGCGAAGCGCCTCGGCTTCGTCCAGTCGCTGAAAATCTGGAAGACCTTCGGCAAGGGCTGGTCGCGCCGGATCGCCGACATCGAGGCGAAGGGCGTGGCCTGGGCCGTGGCCGCGACGGCGGCCCCGCCGACCGTGACGAAGGGCCGGCTCGAAACCGAATCCGAAGACGCCGCGAAGAAGGCCGGCAAGCAGGCCGGAGGCGGCGCGGCCGCGGGCGGCGGTGGCGGGTACGTCGCCGTCGAACAGGCCGACCAGTTCGCGTCGTGGGCGCTCCTCGGCTTCGTCGCCGTCATCGTGATCGTCGCCGGCGTGCTGATCTGGCGTGCCAGCATCAACAAGACGCGGGCCGCCGCGTACGCCGCGGAGGCGGCCAAGTTGTGAGCGCGCCGGAAGCCGAACAGAAGCCGGTGGTTTTCTACTGCAAC